GGGTCCCCCGGACAATCGAGGCTAAACCAAGCGCCGGGAAACTCGACCCGGCGGCCGCGATCCACGCGCCGCGCCGCGCTGGCCGGGGAACGTGTAAAGGTGCATGTTTTCCGCAAACAATCACATAAAAAATCAAACGGCTTTCACTGGTTAAAAAAAGTGCTATTCTTAGCCCCTGAAACGCGATTAGGGACCCCTATGAGCCTTAGTCTTGAGACTTTTGACGAAACACAACAATTACGCCTAGAACTGCGTCTGAAGCAGTTAGAGAAGCTTGAAGCTTGTCAGGATGAATTTATTCCATTTGTAAAAAGCATGTGGCCCGGATTCATTGCAGGGCGGCACCACTACATTATTGCCGAGAAGCTAGAAGAAATTGCGAGCGGCAAGTTAAAACGTTTGATCATCAACATGCCTCCGCGGCACACGAAGAGTGAATTTGCATCATTTCTCTTTCCTGCGTGGATGATCGGCCGTGATCCGTCGATGAAGATCATACAGGCTACTCACACGACTGAACTGGCCGTGAACTTTGGCCGTAAGGTCAAGAACCTTCTGGAGACTGACGAGTACCGTGAGGTTTTTGAAGCGACCCAGCTATCGGCAGACAGTAAGGCATCGGGCAGATGGGACACAAAATCGGGTGGTATGTACTATGCCGTGGGCGTTGGTTCGAACTTGGCGGGTCGTGGTGGTGATTTAATTATCATTGACGACCCCCACTCGGAGCAAACGGCGATGTCGGCCAGTGGTTTTGAAAATGCGTGGGAATGGTACACCGCGGGTCCCAGACAGCGTTTACAGCCGGGCGGAGCGATAGTTCTGGTACAAACCCGGTGGTCCGAGAAAGACATGACGGGAAATCTGATTCGTCAGATGACTAAAGATCCGAACGCGGATCAGTGGGAGGTAGTCGAGTTACCTGCCATATTACCGAGTGGCGAGCCGACGTGGCCTGAGTTCTGGAAACGGGAGGAACTGGAATCGGTCAAGGCGTCGATACCGCCTTATCAGTGGAACGCGCAGTATCAACAGGCTCCGACCTCGGAAAGTCTGGCGATCCTGAAGCGTGAATGGTGGAACGTGTGGGAGGGTGAAGGCATTCCGAACCTTCAGTATGTCATCCAGAGTTATGATACGGCGTTCTCGAAACGCGAAACAGCGGACTACAGTGCGATTACGACGTGGGGTGTATTTTACCCCGAGGAGATTGGGGGACCCGCGCATTTGATCTTGCTGGATGCGAAGAAGGGGCGTTGGGATTTTCCCGAGTTGAAGGAGATTGCGCTGGAGGCGTACAAATATTGGGAGCCAGAAACGGTAATTATTGAGGCAAAAGCCACAGGGACCCCTCTGACCCACGAATTACGGCAGGTTGGAATCCCGGTGGTAAATTTTACGCCGAGCAGGGGTAATGATAAACTTTCTCGGGTTCATGCTATCTCTCCGCTATTTGAAGCTGGTATGATCTGGGCTCCGGATGAAACGTGGGCGCATGAAGTAATTGAAGAATGTGCATCGTTTCCGAATGGGACGCACGATGACCTGGTGGATAGTACCACTCAGGCGTTGATGCGGTATCGACAGGGCAACTTTGTCAGTTTGCCCAGTGACGACTGGGAAGACTTTGGGAGTGGACAGACGATGATATCGGCAGCAGCGTATTATGGCTGAACGGGTTGACTTAACACCAGCAGAGATTCTTGCGCGTCAGCGACTGCAGGAAGAGGCATTGGCACGGCGGAATGCGGATGCCGAGCTTTTTAGCAGGATGGATCAACCACGGCCCAAGGAACAAGCTGCCCGGCCTGATGTGGTTCGTGGCCTAGCAGAAGCGGAAGAACGTGGTCCTATTGTCGAGGTATTAAGCCAGCTTGCGCCCTTTGAGCGTGACGTAATCAGGCAGCCCCAGTCTACTTTTGAAACCATTCAGCGATTTCAGCCGGGTGGTTTGGACGGTGAAGCGTTCGTTGAGGAAGACGTTCGTACCAGTTACACCCCCGGTGAGTACGGTCCCAGACGGTTTGGAACGCCTCCTATTGTAGACGCGATCAGCGGTGGCTTGAAGTTTGGTGACCGACTGTTGTTCGGTGACGACAAAGAACAGGCCGAGGCCCGCGAAACAGCACGTCAGGGCATAGCTTCTTTACCGGAGTTACCCAAGGCAATTGTCGAAAGTGTGATAGGCGGAGCAGAAAACGTGGCCCGCGGAAACATCACTACGAGGGATGCAGAAGGCAACATTACCCGTCCCGGCCAGTTTGCCGAGGCACTTACCATGTTCCCCGCAGCGCGGCTGCTCACTGACGTACCAGAGAACTCTTTTGGTATTTTTGGTGGTAAAGAGGGCAAATCTGGCGACGAAGCCGAAGATATAGTAGCCATGCTCGAAGAATCGGGTTTGGATGCAAAAGAAGGCTGGGAAAGACAATCTGGCTCTAACACCTATAAATCATACCGCTCCTCGCTGGATGGCAAGGTTCGTTATGAAATCCCGATGCAAAACGCCAGTTTTCAAGGAATTGTCCGGGAAGTAGAAGATCCCGACGTGGAGTTAGGCAAGATACTAGCCGGTGGCCCGGAAGCGGCTGAACAAAGATTGCTGAATATGCAAGCAATGCGTATTCGTAAAAACGAAACAACCGGAAAAGACATGTTGGTGGTCCCCGGTTATATGGATCTTGACGAAAAAGTACTGAACCAGTATGGATTTACAAAATCGACATATCTTGCTGGCACGAAAGGTATGTCGGGTGAGGCCTTAACTCTTTTTCCAGCGCCCACACTAGAACAAGTCATGGATTTTCCAGAGCTGTTTGACGAATACCCGCAGTTAAAAAACATAAGAGTGACCCCCACCAGTCCTTGGCAACCTTTTGTAGGCGGAAGTTATAACCCAGACAACAAGACAATTGCTTTGTCTAGTCAGGAAAATACGCCTGCGGGCCGCAAAAAAATGATGAGCATTTTAATGCACGAAATTCAACATGCCGTGCAGGATATTGAAGGGACCTACGGTGGAGCGAACGTAGCGCAGTTTGAACCGATGGGTTTTCAAAAAGATCTACAAAAAAACAGAGAAGCCATCAAAGAACAAGATAAATTAATTGAACAGGATTTATCTGTCATTGGAATTGATAGCAACGGCATTCTTAACAAAAACAAATTTATCAAGTTTGTAACAGGCGCGAAAAAAACAAAACCCATGTCCGAAGCGTTATCAGAAGCAGATTTTTTGAAAGTTAAAAACAGAATTAAAGGCTACGTTAAAAATAGAGCGGACGAAGAAAGGTTACGGGCACAAGGAAAAGTTCCGGAAGTAGACCAAGCCCGAGAAAAACTTAAAAAAGACATTGTTGCGGAACAGGCGCGTATGAGACAAGTAAACGCCACTCAGAAAGAAATATGGGGCGAACAGTTTGAAGAGAAAAAAATAAGCCCGACTTACTCGGAAGAACAAATTAACGCGATCCCTGAAAAATATCGGGGTCAAGCATATCATTACAAAGGATCTGATCGAAATTTAATTTATTTAATGAACGATTTGAAAAAAATGGATGTGGCTGATCCTGAAAAACTAACAGAAACATTGAGCAGTTCTTTTGAAGATCGACTACCTGCACTGCAACCGTTGCTGGAAACAAAAGCTGAACTAGACGAAATAACCAGTCGATCTTATCAAATGTACGCAGGCAATCCTGGTGAAGTGGAAGCTCGTAATACGCAATTGCGTTTCGAAGGTATTGGTAAAAAAGATATTATAAGGCAAAAAGGAAAACTTGAGTCTCCAAAACGTAATATTCCGCCTGAACAAGTATTAAAGATGTCCCCGGAAGAAACACAGGAAATGGTATTGCCATCAGAGGGGCTTGTCTATTCACTGTCCGAAGGCAAAAAGACGTTAACTCCCGGCGAACGGTTGGCTATGTCAATAGAACAGCCGCCGAACGGTATTGGTGAGCCTGTATTAGGCCGTCAGGAACGATTAGAGAACCTACGAGAGGAACGACGTGAGTTTAGAGAAACTGTGCTCCGTAATGCAAAAGAAAAAGAGCAAGGCGCACAAGAAAGGTTAATGGAAGACCAAGGTCAGTTTACAAAAAAAACAGATATTATTCCGTACAACGAAAAAATTAAGGAAACACAGGCCGCAGTTAAAGAAGCCGAACAAAAAGAAAGAGAATTAACCATTAAATTACGGGACGAGTTGCCCGACGACATTATCGCAAGGGATGCGAAAGGAAAACCCCTTAGTGAAAATGAATTTCGACAAGCAAACGTCATGGGGTTTCACGGTGCGTCAGAGTCCGAAATAGCAAGAATTATTGACGAGGGGGGCTTGTACCAAGAGGCTTTTGACCCTGCTTTTTATTTTACCGACGCTCCTGCTCCTGCTAGAAGTTATGGCACGGATGTTTTACCTGCCAGAATTGACACTCGTGAATTCGCTGTTGTGGATATGGGGCAGACTGGCTACGCAGGTGCTGGAATTGATTCGCAAGGTAATAAAATTCTGGGAAATTACCCAAACATAATTTCAATTGAATCTCCTGTAGAAATCACGGTTTTTGGGCAAACTGGAAAAAACATAGAAGTCCCCTTAGACGTTTTAGATCAAAACACAGACGATTTGGTTTTTGAATTAAGTGGTCAGGTTCCCGGCGTTATTTTTAACGATTTCGCTGATTTAGATCCTATGGGCTTCAAACCGTCGCCTTTTTTGCAAAACGCGCCTCTCGGTACGCAAAGACGGCGTTCGTATGAAGCACAGATGAAAAGTTACCAAGACTTTGAAGACAAGCTGCCGTATCAACAAGTTGTGGTAGTCTTGGACAAATCGAAACAACGGTTGGCTAAGGGAAATCCTAGAACGTTGTTTGAAAAAATACAAAAATCCGAGGTAATAGGAATGGAGCCTGAAAGTGGATTTAGCTTAGGTGGCGAAGTATACAACCACGCAAAAGGTGGTATGGTAACCAACATGAATAGACCCGTTATCTCTCGCGGACTGTCCAATCTGATCCGTAACTACAGTCAGGGACCTCTGGCACGACTAGACGTTCCACGTGGAACGGTGCCCATGCAGACCATGAACGGGGGTGGTCCTGTAGGCGGACGATATGAAAAATATAACCCGTTTTCAGGGGACGAGCCGTTAGAAGATTTAAACAGAGCACAAACAAGACTAATCTCACAGGATTTGTTGCAAACGGACGATTTGCAACCCGACGTGCTCCGAGATGCACAAGATGGTCCCGCTAGTCCTCCAATAAATACTGGCAACCAGTTTATTGCCAGTGACCCGACAGTACCGTTTACTTTTCCCGCAGTAGTGGAAGACACGACAACGGAAACGACTACGACGCAGCCTACCCAACAGACGACTACGACGCAGCCTACCCAACAAACAACTACTACAACCACTCAACAGCCAACGGACCCCAGTCTTGTAGGAATGGGAAGGACCCTGGAACAAGTTGCTGCAGACCAAGCTGCCGAAACCGCAGCCGCCGCCGAGGCGGAACGTATACGGCTCGCGAACCTTGCAGCACAGGAACAGTTGGCTGCAGAACAGTTAGCGGCCCAGCAGCAAGTAACACAGGATAATGTCGTACCCGTTCTGGGAGAAGAACCGACTGCAGCACAAACTCTGGATCAGGCACTGGCACAGGAGTTAGCGAATCAGGCGACCACGCAGTTGGCTGCACAACAGAATTTAGACACGCAGGTTCTTGGGGCCGAGCAGCTTGTAGACCAGCAAGCGGCAGACCGTGCGTTATTAGAGGCGCAACTGGCTAACCAAGACGACCCGACGGCCGTGTTCCAAGCACCCGCATTGACTGCGGTTGACCGAAGTTCTTTTGGGGTTCCCCCGGCAGAAGGTACGCAGGTGGTCGATCCGAACGCGCCCAACTTCTTGGTAGCAGACATGATTGACCCGTACACCACGGGCTACGCACCGACGCTGGGTATGGACATCAAAGAAACGGTATATCCTTACCAGGGCATGACGCAGGAAGAAATGGAAGAACAAGGCGTCTATCGAGCGGAAGTATTCCAGCCCATGCCTAAACTTAGCTTTGGTAGCGGAACGCAAGAAAGCGAGGGTGAGGAAGGTGAAGGCACAGAGCAGACAGCTACTGGATATCCCAGATTGAATTTTGGTTCAACAACTAGCGGTAGTGGAACCAAAGGTCGTTATGTGACGTTGCCGACAGGGCAGAGCATATTTGTTCCAGATTACGGAGATCTTTCGTTTAACACTGAAAACCCGGAATCTGAACCGGGCCAATATGGTTTACGAGACGAACAACGTTACCAGTGCCCCGCATACTACACTTTGGCGTTCGAAGGCGGTCAGCCCTATTGTAAAAAAATAGACAAATCGCAGTGGCCTTCTGGCGGTAGACGACGTGTTCAAGTGGCTAACCTTCCTTCGAGGACATCCGTCTCGATTATAGAACCAAAGGAAGCGGGCGCAGAGACTCGGGAAGGCATGGCACAAGGCGGCTCAGTGGGCATTGGTTCACTTTTTTAAACTAAGGATTTAGTTATGGCAAATGGTGATAGACCCCCAGTGTCGTTGATGGATCGTGAAGGAGGCATGCTGTCCGAAGAAGACGTTGAAGCAGTAGAAATAGAAGCGTTACCCAATGGTTTGGCACAGATTACCGATGTTGAAGGCATCGAAATCATTCAGGAAGACGATGGCGGAGCTACGTTAGATTTTGATCCGTTCCGTAATCGGGAACGAGAAGACGATTTTTATGACAATCTGGCTGAATTTTTGCCAGATAAAGTCCTGCAAAGCATTTCTAATGACCTGTTAGAGCAATACCATTCTAATAAAGCGTCCAGACAGGATTGGGAAGATGCGTATTCCAACGGTTTGGAGCTTCTTGGGTTTAATTACGAAGAACGCACAGAGCCGTTCCGGGGCGCAACCGGGGTAACACATCCGGTTTTGGCCGAGGCCGCCGTGCAGTTTCAGGCACAGGCGTTTAATGAATTGATTCCGTCCGATGGCCCGGTTCGAACAGCGGTCATGGGCACTCAAACCAACGACAAGATTGAGCAAGCTTCGCGTGTGCGGGACTTTATGAACTACTACATTACTACCGTGATGGAAGAATACACGCCAGAAGTGGACCAAATGCTGTTTTATCTGCCCTTGGCGGGCTCTACATTCAAAAAAGTCTACTTTGACGACGCTTTAGGACGCCCTGTTTCCAAGTTTGTACCGGCAGAGCACTTAATTGTGCCTTATGAAAGCAACGATTTAGAAACCTGTCCTAACATTACCCATGTAGTTCGCATGTCGCTCAACGATTTGCGTAAACAACAGGTTAGTGGGTTCTATCGAGACATTAAAGTACTGCCTTCTCAAGCCGACAGCAGCAGCTTATCAGACGAAATTGACTACATAGACGGTGAAAAGCCCTCTGGTATTGATTATGACTGCACTTTGCTGGAGTGCCACGTCGATTTAGACATAGAGGGTTACGAAGACATGGACGAGGACGGGGAACCTACGGGTATCAAGGTCCCTTACATCGTTACTATTAGCGAAGACAACGGAAAAGTGTTGTCTATTCGTCGCAATTACCTAGAAGACGACCCGATGCAAGCCAAAATCCAGTATTTTGTGCATTATAAGTTCCTTCCGGGCTTCGGATTCTATGGAATGGGCCTGATCCACACGATTGGCGGCCTTTCTAGGACTGCAACTGCCGCATTGAGGCAATTAATCGATGCTGGGACGCTTTCAAACCTGCCAGCGGGCTTTAAAGCGCGTGGTTTGCGCATTCGAGACGATGATGACCCCCTACAGCCGGGTGAATTCAGAGATGTGGACGCCCCCGGAGGCGTTATACGCGACAGTTTGATGCCTTTACCCTTTAAAGGGCCTGATCAGACGTTATTTCAGCTTTTAGGCTTTGTAGTACAGGCAGCACAGCGTTTTGCCACAATAACTGACATGAAAGTGGGTGATGGTAACCAATCTGCGGCAGTAGGCACGACTATTGCGATGATTGAGCAGGGTGGGCGTGTTATGAGCGCCATCCACAAGCGTTTGCATTACGCCATGAAGATAGAATTCAAGATACTTTCCAGGGTCATGGCTGAAAGTTTACCTCCCGTGTACCCTTATCAGGTGCCCGGAGCAGAACAAGCGGTCAAATCAACGGATTTTGATGATCGCGTAGATGTTTTACCGGTATCTGACCCGAATATCTTTTCGCAAAGCCAGCGCATAGCTTTGGCCCAAACAGAGCTACAAATGGCTATGCAAGCCCCTGAAATACACAATATTCCAGAGGTTTATCGGCGTGTTTACGACGCTATGGGTGTTAAAAACGTTAATCAGATACTAAAAGCAGATGCTCCTGACGAGCCGTATCCCAAAGATCCTGCGCGTGAAAACATGGATGTGCTTGAAAACGTACCTTTACAGGCTTTTAAGGGTCAGGATCACATGGCCCATATACAGGCGCATTTAATTTTTGCAACAGGCGGTATGGCTTCTTCGTTGCCACAGGTAGGGTTAGCTATTCAAAAACACATACTGAACCATGTACAGTTAATGGCGGAAGAACAAGCGGAACAAACCTTTGTTCAACAAAATCCAAATGTCACGTTGACCAACCCAGAAACAAATCAGCCGTATCAAGCGTTGGTTTCGCAGTTTATTGCTCAGATTATGCAGCAGGTGGTTCAACTTGGATCACAAATACAACAATCAGGACAACCGCAGCAACAGCAAGGACCTGATCCGTTGATCGAATTGAAGCAACAAGAGCTTCAATTGAAGTCACAGCAAGAACAAAACGATGTGGCTAGAGAGCAGCAAGAGATTGAGCTTGAAAGACAGAAGCTTGCTCAACGGGAAGCAAATTTCCAGCAACGGTTAGCAAGCCAAGAGGCCCAGACCCAAGCTAGAATAGACGCAGGTATTGAAAGAGAGTTACTCAAACAGCGAGGTGATCGATGAGAACAGTAAAATTTAATGGCGCTCCTATTAAAGAGCCCCCAAAACCCACTACTAAAGCCGAGATAAAAGGCCAAGGTAGTATTCCTTATGCTCAGCTTATAGAGGAAAAAACACCTAACACTGCAAAAGCCAAGATTACCAAAGGAAAAGCCCGAGGAATGGGTGCGGCTGAGCGTGGTGGAAGCTTTACTATTGCGTAGAAAACTGCGATAGTATCGGAGTTGCTCAGACAGTAAGATACAGGAGAGTAGTTGGACGGTCTAGATGTTGTACAATTTGTACAAAAAACCTTAAAAGGCCGCAAAACCCAGATTCAGGAACTCATGACTGATGATGGGATAAAGGATATGGAACATTACAGAGAGTGTATGGGTGAAATCAGGGCGTGTGATTACGTTTTGGTTGAACTTTCTGAAATGCTAAAAAAACAGGAAGCACAAGATGCCTGAAACGAATGAAGCAGAAGATTTATCTGATTGCTACGTCGCAGAAGAAGAA